AACTCGATGCCTTCCTCGACCGACTTCGGGCCTTTGACGGCAGTCATGATCTTGGGAAAGCCATTCTTTCTCATGTGGCTGATGGTTTCCGGCCTGGCTGAGTCGGCCACGATGGGCCACTTCTCGGCCTCCGGCACCTGCATAAATAGCTCTGGCGTGTTGACGATCTCGCAGCCGACCATGTATGCCTCGTGGTCAATGTAGAGCGTGCGCCCGACGATGTGGCAGCGCACCAATGTGGTCGGGTCTACCGCAAAGCCCCAGTCTGCACCAAGCCGGTGGATGGCGTCGGGCGGTGCCTCAAACTCGTCGATGCGCCAGTTCTTGAATACCTGGCTGTTGCTGTTGGTCAGGTAGCTGCCCATCCAGACATGACGGAATTTGTCAGGATCGCGGCGCTTGTCGTATTCCATCTCATCGCGCAAGACGGATGGAAACCACGGATTGTCTGAAAAGTTTACCTTTATAACCGTTGCATCCTTCGGCGGCGTCGGGCCTCGGAGCAGGAAGTCTACCGGGTCAGATTCTTGGCGCGGGTTCCACGTGAACCATAGCTCACTGCCTGGCTTGCGGATTGTGGGCCGCAGCAGGTCTAGGCTGTTCTGGCTCAAGCTCTGGGCTTCCTCTACCCAGGCGCAGTCGTAGCCCTCCAGAGACTTGATCGAGTCGGCAGTGTGGTTCTGCATACCCTGAAAGATGATCGCGCCATCGGACTTTTTGGATTTAATGACGGCATCCTGCACCTCAAAATAAGCGCCGGCATTCATGTCCTGAATCTTGGTCTCAAGCAGTCGCTTCACGGACTGGTTGAGTGACTTCTGAATCTCCCGCACGCATACGCTGCGCCGCTTCTGGTTCATGATGTGCGCCTCGATCATAAGCTCGGCCATCATGTGACTTTTGCCGCTTCCACGCCCACCCCACGCGCCCTTGTAGCGGCTCGGCTCCAGCAGGGGCAGCGCCCATTCGGGGGTCGGCAGTTGCAGGACGCTCATGCCTTCACGACCACCCGCTTGATTTCCCTGAACTCCAAGGGCGCACCATCGGCACCAGTGACTTCATGCTTCTGGGTTTCTGCCCATCGCATCTGGGTCTTGCTCCACCAGATTGCCGCGGTCGTGTCGCCGGCCATGACCTTGCTGAATAGAGTCTTGCCGACCTGAGCGTTAGCCTTTGATTTTCCTGAGTTTAATTCTGTTTTGAAGTGCGCTCTGAGGGTATCAACGTGGATGCCCTCGCGCACCAGGTAGCCGATCTGCTCAATGGGCAGGCCGTAACCGGACAGCGCCTCGACCTGCTTGCGCTCTGCATCGGTGGGTTCGAAGGCTGGCCGGCCTGCGTTATCACGTGCGCCGCCATAGTTCGGATCGTGCTCTTTTTCTGGCACGATTTTTGTCTTTTTGCTTTTAATAATGGGTTTTTCAAGTTTATTCTTCATGCTTTAACCTCCGCGAAAGGTTTTCCAGTTTCTGCGTGTGTTGCTATTTTGCCTGTGAATTCCTGCCAGCGTTGGACAATTACATCACAGTATTTGGGGTCGAGTTCCATCAGCCTGGAAACGCGACCGTTCTTTTCTGCTGCAATCATGGTCGTTCCAGATCCACCAAAGCTGTCAAGAACCATGTCGCCGCCTTTGGTGTTGTTGAGCAACTGGTATTCAAACAGCGCCACCGGCTTCATAGTCGGGTGCTCACCGTTTCGGGTGGGTTTGTCAAACTCCAGGATGGTGGTTTGTTTTCTGTCTGCCGCCCACAGGTGGCCTGCGCCTTCCTTCCATCCGTAAAGGCATGGCTCATGCTTCCAGTGGTAGTCCTGCCGGCCCATGACAAGGCTGGATTTCTTCCAGATCAAACACTGGCGCACAGTCCATCCAGCGTCTTTGACCGCGCCCCGAAAGTTGTAACCCTCTAAATCTGCGTGCCAAATATAGAAAACAGCACCAGCCTTCATGACCGCATCAGCAGCAACATAGGCATCGCGCAAGAATTGACGGAACTGATCGTCACCCATTGAGTCGTTTTTAATGGTCAGCTTCTCTTTGGTTCCGCCTTCATACGCCACGTTGTAAGGTGGATCAGTTAAAAACATGTCTACCCCCCCCCCGCAGAGCTTCTCAACCGCGTCAATGCTGGTCGAATCCCCACACATCAGCCGATGCTTTCCCAGCAGCCAAACGTCACCAAGGACAGTGACCGGCACCACAGGCGGCTCAGGCACCGCATCCTCGTCCGTCAGGCCCGGCTCAAGCTCCAGCGGCATCAAGGCTGCAATCTCGTCCGCTGAAAATCCAGTTAAGTCAAGGTCGAAGTCCAGATCACCAATCTCACCAAGCTCCAGCGCCAGCATCTCGTTATCCCATCCTGCATTCATCGCCAGCTTATTGTCGGCCAGCACGTAAGCCCGTTTCTTGGCATCGCTCCAGCCTTTGGCCACCATGACAGGCACCTCGGTCATTTGGAGGCGCTGTGCGGCAAGGGTGCGCCCGTGGCCGGCAATGATGGAGCCGGTCTCATCCACCAGGACGGGAGTAGTCCAACCCCATTCCTTGATGGATGCCGCAATCTGGCCGATCTGCTCGTCGGAGTGGGTTCTGGCGTTCCGAGCATACGGCACCAGCTTGCCGATTGCCCAACGCTCTACCTTGTCGGCGGGATTGTGGGTTTTGGTGGTCATGCTTCATTGTCCTTTATTTTTAATATGCCTGTGGATAACTTTACCTTCAAACCCTGCCGCATCGATGCCCCCCTGCCCCCTCACTCTTAAGAGTGTGAGGGGAGGGGAGGGGGCTTTTCGAGCGTTTTGCCCCCTAACCCCAAAACCCCCTAAAAGGGGATTGAGGGGGCTAGGGGGCATCACGATTGCCCACCTTTTCGCATCATCATGGCGCTGGATTGGACATCATCGACCACAATCCAGCCGTGTTCAAAGGTGCTGATAATCTCGGCCAGAATGAGTGCGCCAATCAGTTTGTCGGGATATGCCACGCTCATATCGTTCTCAATTGTGCGTGGTTTCCGGCCATCGGCTGATAGTTTATCTCGCAAAGCTGACCGGCTCAGGTATGGCAAACCGTCGCGGATTTCGGCACCGGAGGCCCACCAAGCGTTTTCAAAGGTCTTGCGGTGGCTGTCGATTTTGCTGTTTTTCTTGGATGGCGCGGGCGCATTGGCCTGCACAATCACCGCACTTGTGACCTGCTGGCCGTCCTCATCGAGCCAGCCGGGGATGGCTACCTGCTGCAGTTCGACATGGACGGTTTCGGCCATTTCAGCGTCTTTGGACTTGCGCTGCACAATCTGCATGGGAATACCCTCCTTGCCCGGCACGATGGAAATCTCGATGTCCAAAGCGCCGCGCCAGGCTGATGAGCCTCTCGCCCGGTGCTGGGCTTCGTCGGAGACGCCAGTGTGGTGCACAAGGATTACGGAACAATCGAACTCCATCATTAGCGCATTGCAGGCATCCAGCATGGTCTTGGTGTCTTGGGCTGAGTTTTCGTCGCCGGCCAAGAATCGGTGCAGGGTATCGACCACGATCACGCTGGGCGGGTTTGGCAGCATCCTGACCTGCTCGACCACCTTCAGGTAGCCGGTCGGGGTGTTCAGGTCGCAGCCGTCCTTTGAGAGCCACATCGCCATTTTGGACGTTGGGGCGTGGTGGTGCTTCCAAGCCGCTACCCGGCCACGCAGCCCGTGGTGGCCCTCGCCGGCCAGATAAACCACGTTTCCCTGCCGCACCTTGTGGCCTGCCCAATCCTCGGTGCCGGATGCCATCCGCAGGCACCAGTCCAGCACTACAAAGGTCTTTCCGCCTCCTGATGGGCCGTGAACCATGACTAAGGCCTGGGATTGAATCCAGCGCTTGACAAGCCATGAGATCGGGGAGGGCTGGGCGCAGAAGTCATCGGCTGGGATAAGCCAGTCATCACGAGTTGGCATCAAAAGCCCTACAAGATTATGCCCGGCTTGGGCGTAGTCGTTGGCATCACCGAGGATTGGCGGCATGACCATCCTGGCGCCATATTTGGCCGATGCCTGCTCTGCATACCGCTGGCCGACGCCGGATAAATCATGATCTGCCACGATCATGATGGATTGAGTGACGCCGTATTTTTCCCTGAGTGTGCCAGTCACCGGCACCAGATTGCTGGCGCTGTAGGCCACCACGCAGGGGCGGCTGGTGGCTTCGTGGATGGTGGCTGCGGTAGCAAAGCCCTCGGCCACGAAAAGGACGCCCGGTTCGTCCATTGTGCCGACCATCCAGTATTTACCGCCCGTCTGACCGCCTGGGTGATACAGCTTGCCGCCATCATCGTCGATGTATTGGAGGGTGGCCAGAGTGCCATCTGCATCGTATAGAGGCACCATCAGCCTGCCATCGCCAGTGGTGCGAACGCCGTGGGTCTGGATGCCCTTGCGCTTGAGATAGGGGTGATCGGGGTGGGCGGCTATACCACTGAGCCATATCTTTTCTACCGTCTCGCTGGCTACCTTGTGCTGGCGTTCTTGGGCGGCTTCCCGCAAAACCTTTGATTCATTGATGCGCCGAGCGTGGGCCATTTCCTCGAATTCGGTCAGCTTTCGGCCAACATCGGCACGCCAGGTAATTTCCATGCCAGCACGCCAGCAGCCGAACCGCCCTGCAGGGATGCCATCACCGAACACCAAATACCAGCCGGGCTTGTCACCGTGGCCGGGAGAGCCTTTGGTGCCGGATCGGAAGCGGTGGATTTTGCCATCGAAGTGTATTTCCTCTGGCGGCTCCAACCCGGCTGCTTTCATGGCATCGATCAATTGCAC